GTATGACACAACATTGGTAGAAAGAAAATCTTCAAACTATCCATTTGACATTAAGTTAACAAATAGTTCAAATCCAACTCCAAACAGGATAATATTTGAACAATCTTCTGCCGAAACAACAGCCATTGTAAGCTCTTCAGCATTAATACCAGGAACTTGGTATCATGTTGTCTGCCAAAAGAGTGCTAGTATTTATAGTGTTCATCTGAATGGAACTTTAACACAAAGTTCAAGTATAAACATGGCAAAAAATGTATCAAATAATTATGAAATGTATATCGGTGGTAATGGTACAAATAGTGGAGCAATTTCGGCATCAATAGATGAATTTAGAATTTATAATCAAGGATTGAGTTCTGCCCAAGTTTCATATTTGGCAGACAACTCTTATAATATTGGATATGCATACCAATCAAATATTATTGGAAATATTTTCTACAGTAGTGGTGAAGTTTTAATTTCTGATCCAAGACCAAAATATGCAAATTCTATTCTTGGTACGACTGGTAACTTTGATTACACCGGAAGAGTTAATGGTTTTAGTGGGGAGTTCCGTAGTTCAACAACATTTTATGAATACGAAATAATTTGTAAGATTCGTAAGAATGAATTTAATTTATCTCAGAATGTTTCGTTGAGAAAAGATGGTGATCCAAATACACACCAACTTCGTTCTTTTGTAACGAGCTCATTTTTTAATCCGTATATTACAACAATTGGTTTATATAATGATGAAGGCGAATTGCTTGTTATTGGTAAATTAGCAAACCCACTTGAAAAAAGAGATGATGTGGATATGAACATCATTATTAGGTGGGATATTTAAATGAAAAGAAATGCAGTTGCAATTAAGCACGGATTTAAGAGTGGACTTGAAGATAAAACAAATGATGTACTCACTACCGCCAATAAGTCATTTGGATACGAAACCGAAAAACTTTCGTATATTAAACCAGCAACAAACCACACCTACACACCAGACTTTGTTCTACCAAAGAAAAATGGTGGTAAACTTTACATAGAAACAAAAGGACGTTGGGTAAAAGCCGACCGAGAAAAGATGGACTTTGTATTCCAACAACATCCCGATATAGACATCAGATTCGTCTTTCAGAATCCAAACGCAAAACTCTACAAGGGTAGTAAAACAACGTATGCCCAGTACTGTGATAAAAAGGGCTGGCTATGGTCAAAGAAAGAAATTCCACAACAATGGTTGGATGAGTCCTTGTAACTCTCCCCAAATAGTCGTATATTATCTTCACTATGATAAATCACGACTTATTGCATCTGTTAGAACAAGTTTTAGGTAAGGGAAGAAAGACCTCTGGGGACAACTATTCCTTTTTCTCCCCATTCGTTTCCCACTACAAACCTAAACTTGAAATCAATCTGGCACCCAACTCCAAAAATCAAAATTTTTGGCATTGTTGGATTTCCAATGAAAAGGGAAGAACAATTCAATCCCTGTTTAAACGTATTCGTGTAGACCGCCAACATTACGAAACCCTCAACAGAATCCTCAAAACAAAAGCCCTACACACTTGGAAGGATTCGATCGAAAAAGAAGAGGAGTTGAGATTACCACAAGAATTTGTTCGTCTCACAGACTTTGGTTCTATACGAGACATCACAATTGCAATGCAAATAAAACAAGCGTTATCTTATTTAAAATCTCGTGGTATTCTTTCAACAGATATTTTTAGATACAACATTGGTTATTGTCCGAATGGTATATATGGTGGTAGAATCATCGTTCCGTCCTATGATGAGAATCTAAAGCTAAACTTCTTTGTTTCTAGAACAATTTTTGAAGATGTAAATTCAAAGTATAAAAATCCACCTGTAAGTAAAAACGTTATTGGATTTCAATCTCTCATAAATTGGGAAGAACCAATCACACTTGTTGAAGGTGTATTTGATGCTATTTCTGCTCGTTTCAATCCAATACCGTTATTCGGTAAAATCGTTCAACCTCTTCTGAAAGAAAAGATACTTATCCGTAAACCGCCAAAAGTTATTGTTGCCCTTGATAGTGATGCAATTAAGGACTCTATAAAGATATGTGAGTGGTTGATTTCAAACGGAATCAAAACAAGCATGGTAAAACTTCCAGATAAAGACATCAATGAATTTGGATTTCAAAAATTTTCAGAGTATATTGAAATATTACCATCGGTGGATGGATTTGATTTGATGAAAGAAAGGATATTGGTGTGATAAAACAAAAACTCATTTCAAACAGAGTAATTAAAGTAGATAACGTCATTCACATCGCTGACGTTCACATTCGTAATTTCAAGAGACATGATGAATACGAGTCGGTATTCAATCGGGTATATGATTATTGTAGAGATCAAGTCCAAAAAGATAAGAACACAATCATTTATCTTGCAGGGGATATTGTTCACGCCAAGACAGATATGTCTCCTGAACTTATTGTAATAACGAGAAACTTTTTTGTAAATCTTGCTGAGATTGCACCTGTTCTTCTCATATCCGGAAATCACGATCGTTCGCTAAATAACCGTAACCGTTTGGATGCCCTTACACCAATCGTAGATTCACTCAATGTACCAGACTTCTTTTATCTCAAAGAAACAGGGGTCTATACGTTCGGTGGTGTTCATTTTATTCTAAATGCCATACAAGATGACCCTGATGATTTTATCATGGCAGAGGACGTTGTAGTGGATGGAATAAAGGTAGTTCTGTACCACGGAGCCATTGACAAGGCAGACATTGGGTCGGGTCATCTTATCCGAAACAACCGATTGTCAGTTGAGAAATTTAAAGGGTTTGATGTAGGTATGTTTGGTGATATTCACGCATTCCAATATCTCGATGGTGATTGTAAGTTTGCGTATGCGGGATCTCTTATCCAACAAAACTTTGGTGAAGGATTGAATCACGGAGTAGTCCATTGGAATCTAAAAGAAGGAAAGTCCAAGTTTATACCTATCCACAATGAGTGGGCATACTACACAATTGATATTGACGGTGGTAATTTTGTAAATTTACCAACAGAATTTTCAATCCACAACCGAATTCGTGTTCGTTCTACAAACACATCAAATGCAGACCTTTTCAAGGCAATCACAAAGTTAAAGTCCATCATCAAAGTGGATGACATTCGTATTCAAAAGTTGTCAACAAAATTATCAGGTAATGGAACAAACTCTTCGATTTCATTAGAAGACGTTCGTGATGTTGAATATCAGAACAAACTCATCACATCTCACTTGGAAAGGAATTTTACAGTTGAAGAACAAGTCATCGACGAAGTTCGTAAGATAAACCGAAACATCAACACTCAAATTAACAAAACCGCGGTATTAAGAAACTTAATTTGGACGCCTGTTCTTTTTGAGTTTGAGAATATGTTTTCTTACGGTGGTAATAACAAGATTGACTTTACACAAATGAACGGAACGTATGGTATCTTTGCCGCTAATGCGAGTGGTAAGTCATCTGTACTTGATTCCTTAACATTCTGTATCTTTGACAAGTGTTCCCGAACATTTAAGGCATCCCAAGTCCTAAATAACAAAAAGGATGATTTTCGATGTAAGTTTCAGTTTCAAATCAACGGGCAAGATTATTGGATTGAACGGGTAGCCACAAAGGACAAGAAGGGACACGTAAAGGTTAATGTTGATTTTTGGTATGAACGAGATGGTGAAACAATTTCACTTAATGGTGATGACCGAGATGGAACAAACCTCGCCATCCGAAATTATCTCGGAACATATGATGACTTTATCATTACAGCACTTTCCCTTCAAGGAAACAACACAAACTTTATTGACAAAGCACAACGTGATAGAAAAGATCTTCTTGCTCAATTCCTTGACTTGAATTTGTTTGAAGAATTGAACGGGATTGCTTCGGATGAAATCAAGTCGGTTCAAACTCTTATCAAGGAATTTTCTCGTCAAGATTACTCAACGAAGATTACAGAAGCCAATGATGAACACAAAAAATTATCACGTCGGTTAGAAGAGTTGAACGGAGAGAAAGAACTAGATCAACTAAAAATTGATTCTTATAACGAAAACATTATGACTCTTACAAAGGCACTCAAACCGGTTGACGATGGTTTGGTGGGACATAACTTACAAAAGTTAATTGAGAAGAAGGGGGAACTGGTACGAAAGGTTGCCGCTTGTGAGTGGGAACTGATTGAGTTGGAAAGACACGTTAAAGATGAGAATGACATTTTGCAAGAAGAACAACAAAAGTTCGACGATATGAATTACGATGATTTGACATTCCAAAAAACACAAAGAGAATTCTTACTTGAACAATTTACAACCATTCAATCTGACCGTTCACGAACACATATTCGTATTTCCCACAATCAATCCAAGATTGATAATCTTTCAAATCACGAATATGATACAAATTGCCAGTATTGTGTAAACAACGTGTTCGTCAAGGATGCAAAAGAAGCAGAGACAATCATTATAGAACTTCAATCGGAATATGACAACCTAACAAAACAAATGGATGAGTGTAAAACTAAATTGGAAGAAATTCCAAGCCCAGACGATGCTTTAGAAATTTACTCGGAACTACAAACTAAAATTATTGGAATCCAACGTTCCATACATGAGATGGAAAAGAATATAACACAAAACAAAGCAAATTGTGTTGAACTTTCAAATACTACTATAAAGGTAGAAGAACTTATCCATAAGTTTGTTGAGAATGAAGAAACAATCAAGGAAACTCAAGTAATTCAGTTAAAGATTGCTGACGTAGAATTCAAACGTGATGTCTTGATTGTAGAACTAAAATCAATCGATCGAGATCTTATTCATGCAAGTGCTGGTGCAAAGATTGTTGAAAAAACTATCCAAGATTGTGCAGACTCCATCAAGAAGTTGAAGGAATTGGAAACACAATATTTGGCATATGACTTTTATCTGAAAGCCGTCAATCGTAATGGTGTTCCGTATGATCTTATCTCCGAGGCACTTCCAAAAGTTCAAGCTGAAGTAAATTCCATCCTCTCACAAATCGTTGAGTTTGAAATTCTGTTTGAAACAGATGGTAAGTCAATCAATACATACATCGTATATGATAATGAAAACTTCTGGGCACTTGAAATGACTTCAGGTATGGAGAAGTTTATTTCATCGCTCGCCATCAGAACGGCCCTTATCAATGTATCATCGCTTCCAAGACCAAACTTTATTGCTATTGATGAAGGTTGGGGTACACTTGATTCGGATAATCTAAACTCGTTATATATGTTATTTGATTACATGAAAACACAGTTTGACTTTATGTTGACTATCTCACACATTGATGCACTGCGTGAT